GTTATTCTGTATCGCTATAAATCCAAATGGAAGATCACGGGCAACCTGTCCCAATGCGTTTAATGAAGGAGCCGCAGCCTGGGCTCCCGTCTTTATCTGAGATAATCCCTTTGCAGTAGCTACCCCGGCCTTATCTAATTGAGTAAGACTTTTAACGGCTACATTTACGCCTTTCTGTAAGTCCGTAACATCAGCACCTATCTTATACTGTAAGCCTTCAGCCATTGATTATCTTTTTTGCTTGCTCGTATTTTTCAAATATCTCTTTGCGCCTCTGCTCATCTAAAACTTTTACGGTATTCGCATCGGTTGACAATGGCCAGAACTTTTGTAACGTAGGGAATGACTTCTTTGGGTCTCTATTACTCCCGGCTATATACCAACAAATTGCCCTTGTGTGCTCAAACTCTTTGACCTTACTTAAATGCTTTGCCTTTAGCCTCTACAAAGTTTGCAAATTGCTTAGGGCTGAAAGAATAAAACTCAATCAAAGTTAATCCGTACTCGAAGGCTGTTCTTTCAACTTCTTGCCAACTGATTTTTTTTTTGCCTGTTCAATACCCTCAATAGCCTTTTGCATCGGTTGACTTGTTGACCAGCACTCCAAAGCCTTCATAATCTCTGAGTTTCCATCTAAGGAAACCTCAACCAGATTATAGAAGTCCTCAAATGTAAGTTCAGGATCAACCTGCTTCACTTCGCAGTTATTCACATACCCGAAGTAGAGAAGATAAGAGATACCGAGTTCATTCACGGTATCCCCTATCATTACTCTTTTACCTTTCTCTATGACTTCAAAGAATAACTGAGTTGCCAGCATTCCAAATTTCAAACCTACTAACTTGCCGTTAATCGTAATCTGTATGTAATTCATGTTGGTTGTTTAAATCAAAATCTAAGGAGCAATATCGAGCGCACCATCGCCTGAGAATGTTACATCAACAGTAACTAAACCCTCTGCTTCTGCACTCTTTGACAGGTCGGTAATGTAAACCGTTCCCAAAGTATACCAGTTTGTACCGGCCGGATTCGGATCAGCATTCCGGATTTGTAAAGAAGTTGCAGCGTGTGCGTAACCAAGCAATAGCTCATAGCTTGCCTCAGAAACTGATGGATCAGTTTTTACAACTAATGAAGACTGGAAACTCCACTCATAAGAACCTAAGTTCAATGCAGAAGTTCCACCATCGCACTTTGTTGCAGTCCGTGAACTGTTCCGGGTGAAATTGAAAGTATGTGAACTCTCGCACACTACAGTTAACCAGGTAGTCCCTGAGTCAGAACTGATCTGAAGTATGTCGTCTTTACCTTGCTTATTTGCCATTTGTATTTAATTTAAATTTGAACACATTTATGAGTATATCTTAATATCTTTCTTACTACTTTCCATGTATCGAACTGCTCAATTGGAATGGAAATATCATCTAACTTTTTTACCGCCGTTATCTGAAGTCCCGAAGGTGAAACTAATGCACAAGTTGAAGGTGTTGGTAGTACCAAAGCCTTAACCTGCCCACTTATTACTTCGCTCGGATATTTCCTCGCACTTGTTACGAATCTTGTTACTATGTCAATCGTTATAACATGATCGGATGTGAAAGCGTGTTTATTGCTTGAATCGTTATCAGTCTGAGTGCCTAAAACAATATACGCCTCACCTTCATAATCTTCATTCAGTTCATCATATACAGGAACCTCAACAGCGTTTAGCGTTACGTTCCCGTCAAGTAAATCAAAATATGCCTTTCTAATATGATGTGCCGTTTCTATCAACCTCTAATTATTTTTGTCAGTTTCTTTGCCAGGTTCGGTGTTTCTTTTTGTATCGCTGGGAAAAAGAAAGGCTTTGGTTCAACACCTACCCTTAATATTTTCATCATTATAAAAAACGCCGTTTGCTCATATGTCAATAACTTATTCTGCCCTTTTCTTTTACCGCTCTTAAAAGTTGCTGCACTTTCAAATCTTATTTTCTTTAACCTTGTCCATCTTTCGATAGACTTTTGAAACTCTTCCATCCCTGCTTTACCGCCAGACCTATAATTCGCTTGTGCTTCTCTTGCTATTTCTTCAGCACCTGCCGGTATTCTTACATTACTCTTTGTTCCAAACTCCATAAATGCAGCATACTTAGTTTGTGCAACTATGTTATATTGATATTCAGTAATCTTTTCAGCACTTATCGCACCTGCCAGCCGCCCTTCATTATAAGGAACCAGCCCTTTTGCTGTTTTCACAATATCTAAAGAACTATCAAAAATCGCCTCTTCAATATCATCTAACTTCTTTTTCTCATCTTCAAGATTTAGGTTCTTTTGAGCTGCTTT